CACAGTTTAGATACTTCCTTGGCGCTGCAGATGGTCAGGGTATTATCGGTGGCTTTAGACAGACACCTAACGGACTACAGTTTGAGTACGGTCAGATGCTTGGTGTATTCACTACGTGTGCTACCTCTGGCTACATTGGTCAGAATGAGTTTGTTATACATGGTGATAGCAACGGTAAGGTACACCGCCAAGAGCAAGGCAATAACTTTGATGGTGAGGACATCTTTTCTGTATTCCAGACACCCTTCTTTCATATGCAAGACCCAGAGCAACGTAAAGTATTCTACACTGTAGCTACTTACTTACGTTCAGAGGGTGACAATGAGATTGTTATGTCTGCCTTGTACGACTACGAAGATGTAGATACACTAAGCCCAACTAACTTTACACTAACAACACAAGGTGCTGCAGCTTACTATAACGAAGCCTTGTATGACAGTACAGCAATCTTTGATGGTAACCCTGCACCAGTACAGCGTACTAACGTTTCAGGCTCGGGTAAGTCGGCATCACTTAAATACGTAACAAACGATACAAACGCATCACACAGCATTCAAGGCATAGTGATTACTTTCGGGGTGGGAGATAGACTCTAAATGGCGGGATATACCAGACAGTCCGTAGCTGACATTATCGCAAATGCGGTTATCAAAGCTGCACCAGTAAACGCAGAGTTTAACGCTATCCGTGATGCTTTCAACAACAGCACGGGTCACAAACACGATGGCACTTCTGCTGAAGGTACTTATGTACCTCTCATTGCCGATCTTGATGGTCAAAACAAAGTAGTCGTAGATACAACAAACAACCGTATTAGTTTTTACTCTGAGGTAAGTGGTGCTGCAGTAGAACAGGTACGCATCCAAGACGGTGCTATTGTACCTGTTACTGACGATGACATTAACCTTGGTACAGCATCTCTAAAGTTTAAAGACCTATACATTGATGGCATTGGTTACATTGATGACATTACCGTTACTGGTACTTCTACTTTTTCTAACGTAGATATTAATGGTGGTGCTATTGATGGTGTAACTATCGGTGCTTCCTCTGCAGGTGCAGGTACATTTACAGATGTAACAGCTACTGGCGTTACTACAATAAGCACTGCAGACATTAACGGTGGGAACATTGATGCTACAACTATTGGTGGTGCTACCCCTGCAGTAGGTACTTTCACTAACCTAACTGCTACAGGTACAACAACAGTAACAACTGCAGACATTAATGGGGGTAACATTGATGGTACAGTTATTGGTGCTTCTAGTACTGCTGCTGGTAGCTTTACAACTGTATCGACATCTGGACAGGCAACCCTTGCGACTGTTGATATTAACGGCGGTAGCATTGACGGTACTGTTATTGGAGCATCAACTGCTGCAGCTATAACAGGTACAACCATTACAGGTACTAGCCTTGTAGGTCCAGTAACAGGTAATGTTACGGGTAACCTTACAGGTAACGTAACTGGTGATGTAACAGGTGACCTAACTGGTAACGTAACTGCATCAAGTGGTTCTTCTACCTTTAACAATGTTGTGATTGATGGTACACTGAATATGAACGCTGGTACTACAGCTACTATTCAGAACCTTACTGCACCAGTAAATGACCTTGACGCAGCCACGAAAAAATACGTAGACGATGAAGTAGCTGGACTTGTAGATTCTGCCCCAGGTACACTGGACACGTTGAATGAACTAGCTGCTGCGCTGGGCGATGATCCTAACTTCTCTACTACCATTACAACCAGTATTGCTACTAAGTTACCACTAGCAGGTGGTACAATGACTGGTCCTATTGCTATGGGTACAAGCAAGATTACTGGCTTGGGTGATCCTACTGCAGCACAGGACGCAGCAAGTAAAAACTATGCTGATACCACATTCTTAGGTTTAGCTGGTGGTACTATGACAGGTGCTATCGACATGGGTAGTACTAAGATTACTACTACCTACACGCCTACAAATGGTCCTGACCTGACTAACAAGACATACGTAGATAGTATTATTGGCTCAGCTACTGCAGCTTCTGCTAGTGCAACTGCCGCTGCTACCTCAGCTACCAATGCAGCTACAAGTGAAACAAATGCAGGTAACTCTGCTACTGCAGCTGCAACCTCTGCAACCAATGCTGCTGCATCATACGATGACTTTGATGATCGTTACTTAGGTGCTAAGTTTTCTGCTCCTACGCTGGACAATGACGGTGATGCACTTATCGTAGGTGCTTTGTACTTCAATACTACAACAAACTTCATGTACGTTTATAGTGTTTCAGGTTGGGTTGCTGCAGGTTCCTCTGTTAATGGTACATCAGATCGTGTAACTTACACCGCTACAGGTGGTCAAACAACTTTCACAGCTACGTATGATGTAGGTTATGTAGACGTATTTCTCAATGGTATCAAACTCTTAGCAGGTACAGACTTTACTGCTACATCTGGCACGGCAGTTACACTGACTGTTGGTGCTACTGCAGGGGACATCGTAGACATTGTAGCTTACGGTTCGTTCTCATTAGCAGATCACTACACTAAAACTCAAAGCGATGCTCGGTATGCACTAGCAGATGATGCACTTGCTTTAGCTATTGCGTTAGGATAAGGAATTAAATAATGGCTAACACCTTTAAGAATGCAGTTAGTTCAGCAATAGGCACATCCCAAACAAGTGTTTATACTGTACCTGCTTCGACTACCACCACAGTTATTGGTTTGACTGTATCTAATATCACTGCATCCGCTATTACAGTAGATGTTGTTGTTACTGACACCTCTGGTACTACGGACGTGTACCTAGTTAAGGGTGCTACTGTTCCTATAGGGGGTGCATTAGTTCCTGTCGGCGGGGATCAAAAGGTTGTACTAGAGACAACTGACATCATTAAAGTTACGAGTGACACAGCTTCAAGTGCTGACGTTATCGTGTCCGTACTCGAACAGTCATAAGGGAGCTAGAGACACATGCCTTATATTGGTAATCAACCCGCACCAACTAATGTCACAGGTACAGATATTACAGATGGTACAATCACTAACGCAGATATTAATGCTAGTGCAGCTATTGATATTAGTAAACTTAATGGTATCACTGCTACAGCTACAGAATTAAACTACAACGACATCACAACCCTTGGCACCGTAGAAGCGTCCAAGGTTGTCACTGCGGATGCGAATGGCGATGTTACGTTCCCTGATGACGACAAAATAGTATTAGGCAATTCAAGTGATTTTCAGATTTATCATGCCGCAGGTGGTGCCTCTATAATTGAGGAAACTGGCGGTGGTGATATGATACTTAGGGGGACAAATCTAAGGCTGCGAGACACAGATAATAACGACTACATTGCGATGCTTGACAATGGTACTGGTGGGACGGTTCTTATCAAACACAATTCAGTCACAAAGCTAGAAACAACATCAGCGGGTGTAGACGTAACAGGCGAACTTATAGCTGACAGCTACAACGAAACCTATGCCGCTGTCACATCTACTAGCAACGCCACTACAGTGAACTGTCACAACGGCAACACATTCAGCCACACGCTGACAGAGAACACTACGTTCACGTTCAGCAACCCACCTGCTACTGGTACATCTTACAGCATGTCTGTAGAGATCATCCAAGATGCAGGTGCTTCTGGATTCACAGTCACTTGGCCCTCAAGTGTTGACTGGCCTGCCGCTACTGCTCCTACTCTGACAGCTACAGCTTCAGCTAAGGACATCTTTGTGTTCACTACCCGTGATGGTGGGACTACATGGTACGGATTTACAGCTGGTCAAGCATTAGCATAATAAGGAGCTACAATAATGGCGACTAAGAAAAAGATGCTACAGGCTGCGGCTGGTAATGCTGGCGGTGAAGCCCTGAACGTAGAAGATGTGTTCAGCACTTATTTGTATAGTGGTAATGGCACATCACAAACGATCACCAACGGCATTGACCTTGATGGCGAAGGTGGATTGGTTTGGATAAAATCTAGGGATGCTGCGTCACCTCACAATCTGGCGAATACAAATAGTGGCGCTGGAAAATACATGAATACGGCTGCAACTTGGGCTGAAGTAACAAATGCAAGTGGTATAAACGCCTTCAATTCAGATGGATTTTCTACTGGTAATGAAGGTGATGTAAACAGGAGTAGTGAGGACTACTCCTCTTGGACATTCCGCAAAGCCCCTAAGTTCTTTG